TTGAGAGGATGTGCATAGCAAAAGAGACTAACAATCTGCACAATTGCATTGACAATTACGCCATTGAGATTAGTTTCGCCTACGTGAAAGGTGAACTTGCTGTTTGCCACATGGACAATGAAGAACTCGATGCTTTTTACAACTGTGTGCGTGTGGTAGTTAAGAGCAAACACCTTCTGAAGTCTAACGTGCGAGAGCTATTTAAAAATGAAGTTGAAACTTGAGCTTAGGTATTAGCTATATGATTGATATATATGGATGTGTTCTGTAAAGTGTTAATTGAGTGTGGTTTTAGTAGATTAGACGGTTCCGGTAATAAGTGTAAGGTAGTTTTAGGAGTGCCTGGTTGCGGTAAGAGTAGTTGTATCCGTAAATTGATTAATCTTGATTCTCGTTTCGTTGCTGCCACTTTCGGCGCCCCTGACCCACTCAACGTCACCGGGAGACGTATTCGGGCTGTCACTGAAATCTCCACGACTGAGCTCAACGGAAAATTACTTTTGCTCGACGAATTCCAGCAGGGTGATTACGAAGATCTTAAACCATTTGCGCTTTTCGGAGACGTGTGCCAATTTTTCGATTCTACCAAACCGTACCCCGTTGCTGACTGGTGCAAAACTGTTAGTCATCGCGTAAATAAACTTACGTGTGATTTCTTGCGGACTTTTGGTTTCGAGATCACTTCTAGCGTTTCTGGAGACTTAGCATTTGGAGGACTGTACGAGAAAGAATTACAAGGTGCAGTCATAACTTATTGCACCCAGGTCTCAGCTCTATTGAAAGCTCACAGTGTTGGACACTATACTGTTGCCAATTGTCGTGGTTCTGAATTTGCTGAAGTCACTCTCTGTTTAAGTGACCACATAGTGCCTAAGGAAGACCTCGCTAAGTTCTACGTTTGCGCCACTCGAAGCCGCGGGAATTTACTGATTTTGACGCCTGATGCCTCTGAGCCCTCCACCTGATCACACTAAAACTTATTTTGCTGGTGCCATAGGTGTCTGTATTGCTCTCTGTTTGTACACCCTGACACGCTCAACTCTACCACACGTGGGAGATAATATACATAGTCTACCTCACGGCGGCTGTTATCAAGACGGTACTAAAAGGATCATTTACAATCGTCCGGCTAATAACTTCCCAAGTAGTAACTTGCCACTGAACTTCACTTCCCCTGTCCTTTTACTAGGCATTCTAAT